ACTTTAAAACTTGTTGTAAGTGTTGATGTAATTGCCATAATTATAGTTTCCTAATTAAATCAGAGGCTTCTTTTAAACCTGCTTTATCTAATTGATTATTAATTGTAATCCTATCAGATTTTATAGCATTTTGCATATATTGTTCAATAACTTTTTGAATATTGTCTTTGTACTCTTTTACTTGATTTTGAACTTCTTCTGGCGCTTCTTGACTTACTTGCACAATTCTTTCTATACAAAGGTTAGACCAAAATTCAACTGGGTGGCCTCCTTCTTCTGTTGTATGTACTTCAATTGTTCCTAACTCAGGTCCAGCGTTATAACTCATTACCATTTTTTTGGCTCTCCTACTTTATTTTTTTTAAGGTGACTGTCGTTCCTGTCTATTAAAACAGGAGCTTGTTCTTGTTTAAATTGTTGTAGCTGACTTCTTTTTTTAGCAATTAAAACTCCTTTCTCATCTGTAATAACAACCAAAGGATCATCTAAACGATGATAGCCATAAAGCTTTTCATCAGCTGGAACAGCTGTATCAAGAAGATAGCTACTAGAAGCAACCTCAACTTGAATACCATTAAACATAGCTTTGCTTAACCAAAACTCTACAGAAGCTCTGCCTGCTTCAGCAAAATGCAAATTGCCTTTATAACTAAAATCAATTCCAAACATTTTAATTTTGCCGACCTTATTCCATAAAGCAAAAGCTACTGCATAAGCAACAGTATTGTTTAGATAGTGGGATCCGCATCCAGCTAAGACTTCATCAATAGGATATTCAACTAGGCCAGGACAACGATCATCTAATTCACATGTATAAATTGGACCTTGATGTTCAGTAAGAAGTTTAGCCATACTATCAGTTTGACCCCCGGCATCATCGCTATCTAAAAATCTAGATGCTGGATCCATCATAAAGACTCTGTCATGGTAAATAACAGATGCCACTGCATTGATAGCCCAAACCTCATCAAAGTGCGAGCCATGTGATTTTGCTAAATTATAATCAAACCAGCTCTTGCCCATTCCGACAATAGCCACAGTCTTACCTTCAAGTTTCTTGATTGGTTTCATTTTCTCTCTCCTTTATGTAACCGTTGTTCTAAGCGAATCGTATCTGTATTCGTCTCTCCTTCCTCTTGCTTCAGCTTTGTTTTTCAACCTAGCCATTTCTTGTTGAAATCTGTTTTCGTATAAGGTCATCATATCAGGATCACCTTTCATAAATGTATAAGCCTCTACTAAACAGCCATACAATAATCCATTTCTTGCATGTTCTGATATCCAAGTTCCACTTGTATCTGTTACCAAAGAATTAGGTTTATATAAATAATGTAATTCAGTTGTGTAGTTTTGATCTGGAACTGGAGCAATAATTAAACTTGACTCTTGTAATCCAGTATTTAAATTTTTATCAAAGTCACCATAATACAATGGTAATCCTCTTGCTGATGAATCTGTTGGATCTGGTGTATATTCCTGCATAAAGCTAGGATGCTTTTTGTCAAGGTAATGATAGTCTCCATTGCTGTCTATAACAGACAAAGAAAAAGATAATTCAAAATCATCCGGGGCTGTTAAAAACCTAGAACCAGCAGTCATAGATCCTTGTACGTTTCTTCTAAAATAATCAAACTGAACAAGTTCAAATATTCTTTCTTCTGTATTTTTAATTATGTCATCAAGAGTATTAACAAAAGTAGTTTCGCTATTTTGTACATAATCTTGTATTAAAGTTTTTAATTCAGCTAACGTCATGATGTTGTAATTGTAACCTCTCCAACAGCACCTGTCATTTCAGGAACTAGAAAATTTGTTCCTATGATATCTGAGCTCATGTAGTGTTGTTCGTAAATATTTGTATAGATGACCACCACATATCCTTCGCCTACTTCTTTATCTGTATTAGGCCTAGGCTCATATAAAGCTTCTGGATCCATTACATGAGGAAGTGGCTCTAGCTGTGGATGTTTAGGTTCCCAACACTCTGGACAAGTCTTGAGACCATTCCATTCTTTTTTTAATTGATTAAGAGGATATTCAAAAGCACATCTATCGCATTGTGCTATCGCATACTTGCCTGTAGCGTATGCCATATTAGTACCCTTGTCTGTATGGAGCTATTCTAAATGAAGCTCGATCTTCGTCCTGTGATAGAGCTCTTTCAAACTCTTCTTCGTACATTTGTTTTAACATGCCAACTCTGTCAGGAGCTTTCTTGATTGCAATGTAATATGCAAGTCCAGCTGCAAAACAGGGATAAAATCTAAAAGGCATATCCATGGTATTAGTCCCGGCATCAGCGTCATCCATCCTTACTAGCTTGTTAAAAACTAAAACATCAGTTGAATTTTCTGGAGCTGGCCATATTTTTAAAACAGGAGTTGTTAGCTTGTCTAGAAAAAATTGAGAAGGTCTAGACTTGGTAGACTTGGTTGGTATATTTAAATACTCACTTCTGCTAACTCTAGACATCTGAAGATCTAAATCAGTTCCATCAGTGTTTCTTCTGATTGAACAATCTAATATATCAATAACATTAGAATTTAATGTGTAATCGTTTTGACCTTCAGTAACTGTTTGTGTTGCTTGTTCTATTGTCCACTGATTAAGACCACGGTTAGCCCATTCAGCAAGCATAAGATTAATAGACCGTCTTGCAGTTTTTAAATCATAGCCAGTTCTAAGTTCTAGGCCGCATCTTTCAAATGCTTCCTCTACGAATTCAGCTACGTTTGGTTCAAAGTCTGTTGTTCCTGATAATGCCATTATGAATATTTGGTTCTTTTTCTTCTGTTGCTCATTACTTTACCACAACCTCTAGCAATTCTCCTCACCTCTCCACCGTTTTTCATAGTTTTAACATTGGTTGGTTTTGGTCCAGTATTATTAGCAGCTCTCTTTCTTTGAACTGCGCTTTTCTTTTCTGATGCAGACATTTCAGCTGCTTTCTTTTTTGGTACACATTTTGGATAGCCGCCTTTACTAGCTTTATTTCTACCACACTTAGGATGCTTTCCTTTTACTTTACGAGATATGTCTACCCATTTTTCGTCAAGCCATGTTTGTAATTGTCCCATTATCTAAGTCTTTCTTTTAATACAATGCCTTGTCCTTTTATATTAACAAGCCCACCTTCTTTCATTTTTTTTGCTTTAGATTTTTTTGCATAGTTTGGATCTTTGCAATATTTAGATGCTGCTAAATTAGCATATGCACTAGGATACACATCAAAAGTTCTTTTAGCCCAAGCTTTTCCTTTTGCACATATTTTTCCTTTGCTTTTTACTTTAGCCATTTAACATTTCCATCTTCGTCTTGCTTGACGTATTCTTGAATTAGGATTGTTCCTAGTTTTAGCTGAACTTCTTTTAAGTTGTCCAAGTGATCTAGCGCAATAAGACTTACGTCTGTTAGCATCCTTGCTTCCTTTTTTAACTTTGCCTGTTACAGCAGTTTTTAAATTAGATCCGGGATTTTTTTTACGATATTCTCTAACACCCTTTTTAGTCATACCAGCCCCGGACTTGGTAGGTCTATAGTTAGCGCCTTTGCCTTTGGTTGTTCTGCGTATAGGTTTTGCTCTTTTTCGCTCTGCCATAATTAAGCGTTATCTATTAATATTCCTTCAAAAGTTGCTGCTATTGCATTATTTTGATTTTTAGAACAAATAGCTCTAACCTCTAAATCTGTTTTTTCTGTAATTTTTAAAGGTTGGTCAAAAGGAAAGTCTATATGATTTCCTATTAAATCAATTTTAGTAGCTGTTCTAAATATTGAACCATATTCTCTTGTTACAAATCTTACAGTCATAAAAGCACCAGAGGTATCAGTACCATGTGTTGCTATGCCTCTTGTTACATAAAGAGTTTTTCCAGCTGGCACTGTATAAACTGCCATTAATGTTTGGTTTTCACCAGCAGTTATTTGTGCATGCAATGTAGCACCTATTTTAAATGTAATGTTTCCTGTAGGAGATGAGCTACCTGTTATATAGGCTCTATAAACTCTTAAAAATTCAGCAGTTGTTGTATATTCGCCTGATGCATCAAGAGTAAAATCTTCTTGTATTTCTTGATAGTTTGTATCCAATCCAAAAACAGTTCCAGTAATTCCTGAGTCTGTTCCTGCAACTGAACTTAAAACATCTAAAGCTGCCGCAGAACTTGGATAATTATAAATACCACCGCCATCCCAAATAGTTTCATTTACATTAATAATTAATGGGTTGTACCCATATTTAAATAAAGGGGTGTGATAGGAAATCTGGCCTCTTGAAATTTGTAACTCAAAAGGCTCAGTTGTTCCTACTCTTGATATTGATGACTTCTCAGCCATGACTAAGAATGAAAAACAGTTACTCTATCTATATTACTTAATACAACGTGAATACCATCTTCAAACAAAACACCGGAATCCGGGATGTTTAAAGTTTCAGTATCATTAGCGTTGCAAGGAGCAATTAAAAGAGTAGCACCAGTTACAGATCCATCTCTAAAAGTTACAGTACCGTCAGAAGTTCCTCCTGCAATAATGTAACCTCTTAATCTTGATCTACCTGCTTGTAAGACAGCTCCGCCTGTAGCGGCGGAGTCAGTCGTAGCTGTTTTTACATCTGAGCCTACAATTCTACTTGCCATAGTTAGCTCCTAA